GGCCAGGGCTGTACAAGACCCCGGTGGAGACAAGCCCGGTGTGGCCCTGGTGCTCAAAGGTGGCAAGGGGATTGGCAAGGGCGTGTTCGCCAACTATTTCGGTGAGATTTTTGGTGAGGCGTTCCTACCCATAGCCGACCAGGAAGGATTCACCGGGAAATTCAACATGCACCTGTCAAAGAGCCTGGTTGTGTTCCTTGATGAGGCGGTGTGGGGCGGTGACAAACGGGCGGAAGGCAGGCTCAAACAACTGATAACCGAGCCGACCATCATGTTTGAGCCCAAAGGCATTGATAGCATGGCGTTGTGCAGCTACATCAATGTCATCATAGCCAGCAACGAGGATTGGGTAGTGCCGGCCACCGGGGACGAGCGCCGGTTTTGTGTGCTACAGCCATCGGAAAAATTCAAGCAGGATACCGTCTATTTTGGCCGCATCATCGATGAGCAAAGGCACGGTGGCGCTGCCGCCATGATGCACGATCTGCTCCACCACGATTACAGCCACGTCAATCTAAGGAAAGCCCCGGAAACCGAAGGACTCGCTGAACAGGTGGAATGCTCGCTATCTTCTACATTGGATTTCTGGCACTCTGCATTATCAAGAGGGTATCTCCTCTCAAATGATCAAACAGGAGCGCCAGAGGAAACCAAGCTGATAAGCCAACGCTTTGTAGCAGGCGACGTGTGGCCAGAGATGGCTTATAAATATGAGGTGTACACCGAGTATCTACGGTTTTGCAAACAACGCAATGAACGATACCCGGACAATGATCGTCATTTTTGGCGGAAGACGTGGACATTGTGGAACGGAATGGGAAGAGGAAAGGGTGTGTCAAAACGGATACAGCTTAAAGACATAGAAGGGAAAACACTGGATGCTGTAAAAATACCAGCCATTGAAGATGGTAAAGCGGCTTTCGAGGCTGAGACTAAAATCAAGTTTGACGAAATTGAATGCGCCACTATCAACCAGGCTTTCCTGCCATTCGATGATCAGTTCTAACGGTTAACGGTCAAACACAGTGACCAATCACAATGAAAAAAAACAACATTTGCAATTATTCCAATGCCATACACAGAAACACGGTCACACGTACAGATTTTGGAAAAAATTAGTAGCAAATCTGAAAATGAGATTTTGAAAGTTTTAAGCCTCTTCCCATATCACTATCAATATCTCTTTTTTTAATAGAAGTGATTGTGATATTGTGATTAGTATTGATTTTATTGGAAAAAACCACTCACGATGAACTCACGGTCAACACGGTCAAATTGAGGAAGGCATGACTATATTATCGTTCGCGCATCTCAAGGGTAAGAAACCCGCCGACGCTTCACCACCGGCACCTGCTCCGCAGCCGACTCCACTAACACCCGTTCAGGATGCACCACCACAACCAAGAATCCGGGTGCAGTCGGCGCGTGGCATTGGCACCATGAAGACCGCGCTCCTCGCCGCCGTCAACTACTGCGACGGTTGCCCGCGATTCTGGCCAAGCGATGACAACGAGAAGGCGCAAGGCGTACCCTACGGGCGATGCTGCCGCGACGATAAAGGCGAATACGAAGTATGGCGCAGCATCCCCCTGACAGCAACCGTGGCCAAGTGTTGGTATCATCAGCAAGAGATTCCAACCATCGACCAATACACCTACACATCACCCATAAAACTCTGCGAGATATGATCCCAATGGAAAACAACAAAGAGAAAAACCTCGACGGTATCGGCCAGAGGGTCCGCCTGGAAATCGAAGGCGAAAGCTACTACCTTATCGGCACCAGGAACACAGTGGATGGCGGAATCGATTACTTCGTCACCACGCCTGACATGAACAAGGCAACCGGCAAGGCACGCCGCATGACAGCAGAACGGATCTGCGAGGCGTGCAGCCAACTTAGTAGGGTGGTGTGATATGGCAAAGAAAATTGAAGATCAGGACCAAGAAAGGAAGATAGTCTACAAAGTCGTGTCGATACTCGCATCCATGATGCTCGTCGGCATGGCATTCGGCTATTTCGCCGGGAGGATGGGATGGTGACCGTCAAATGGCGGTGCAAACACTGCGGAACGTGGCATAGGTGGAAGTGGAGCGAGTACGACTGCATAGACGGTGCCGTCCACATGCACTGCGACAAGTGCAAGATGATCACAAAGATGCCGATGCACACCAACCTGGCCGGCGAGTATGTGCCGGCTAAATCAACCAATGGAAAACGATGAAACTCGACAACCTTCAAACTCCAAGCTGGGTGTACGAACCTCTGGGGAAGATAGACCTTGATCCATGCGCAGGGCAAACAACCACAATAGGCACAGAAAACATCAGGCTGGAGGATGGTAAAGACGGCCTGTCAGTAGAGTGGAATGGCTTCGTGTTCTGCAACCCGCCATTTTCCAAAAAGGAGGTGTGGGCGCAAAGGATGATCAATTACGGTAACGGTATATTGCTTCTCCCTGAGAGAGGGTCAGCCCCGTGGTTTGGTCCATTGGCGAAACAGGCAGGAGCTTATTTTGTGATGGGAAAAAAGATCAATTTCATAGGTGGGCCAAGCAGCAATAACCTTGGAAGCGTGCTTTTCCTGTTCGGGAAAGAGGCGGTCGAAAGGGTGAAATTTAGCAGGCTCCCAGGACACCTCGTTTACGTCCACCATTTTACACCAAGATCAACCAATGGAAAACAGAAGGAGAGAAGATGAGCGAACGCGGATCAGTATTGAGAGAAGCCCAAACCGTCATCAATGGAGAGCGGCAGGATGTGTATGGCAATCCGGAAGATAGTTTTGAGTTGATAGGAGACCTTTGGGGGAGATACCTGCAAGCAAAAGGGTGGAAAACTCCAGGCAGGGTTGAAGGTATGATGGAATTTATTGAACCTAAAGACGTTGCCATGATGATGACGCTTTTCAAGATTGCCAGGGAATGCCACCAGCACAAGCGGGACAATATCATCGATGCTGCTGGATATCTTGGCATTTATGCCGACATGGAGTATGGGGGGGCAGAGGAGAGTCATGAAGCCAAACCCTGGATCGACAAGGGAATGCCGGGGGTGGATGGATGAACTACAAGCCACTGGAAATCGTTGATTGGGAGGTGGTCGGCATAGATTGGGCCATGCGTGCAATGCGCCTACCGAAAGAGAGCAAAGGGGATACCGCCAAGAGCATCCTCGGAGACTATGCCGCTATCGGCCCAAAAGACCTACATCTAGCATCTAATTTGGTAGCAGCAGGAGACGATCACGCCAAAGCAATGCGCGGGATTATCGTCTACCTCGAAATGCGCCTGCAGGTGGGGTGGATGATCGAATTTGAGACCTATCGGCACGGCGTGGAGTGTTTGAGCACGTCGAGCAGTATGCACATGGAGTTGTCGAGCTTAAAGGGAGAGGGACTGGCCGAGCAGAAACAGATGGGGTTGCCGAGCAAGCAATACACGCGCATCCTGACGGTGAGCTACCAGGCGTTGAGGAACATGTATCATGCGCGGCGGAATCACCGGCATCCTGATTGGCAGATATTTTGTTCGTGGTGCGAGCAATTGCCTTATGCGGCTGAGTTGATAATGCGGAAGAAGGGAGGGTGATATGGTAATCCACTTCGAGGAAGCAGACCAGAAATGGTGTCCTATGGTAGCGGTTTTTGCGCGAGGACAACGAAAGGAAACCAACCGCGGCGAGGATGTGTCATCGGTGCGCGGGGATTCCGGGCCAATGCCGGGATGTTTGGGCGAGGCGTGTATGTGGTGGGTGTGGACCGAGGAATACGATGGGTATGGCGGGTGCGGGATGATTGTGAAGGCGGATTAAACAAAAAAAGCCGGCCCCGTGAGAGGCCGGCTTTTAACTTTGGGGTTATGATGGTTCTGGTGCGATATAAACGGGAGGTTGTAAAAAAAGTTTGCCACCGGAAAACAATAGGGTTGCCGGAAGTGTCAAAATAATGTATGCGATGGTTATGAGTGACAAAAAGTTGACACACCGATAATTATCTCTATGCCCAGAAAAGCAAATTACAACCGAGACGAGGTATTGGCCGATTGGAAGACTGGCAAGTATTCCACTCGTAAATTGGCGAATAAACACAGGATTTCGTCTGCCACCGTACATGGCATTGTCGCCGGCATTGAGAAGAGTTTAGAGCCGTTAATTATCGCAGAAGTTGCGATAAAACAAGAGCTTGCAAATTTAAATGAACAAGATGTTCAGAAATTTGAACAAGAAGTTCAGGAACGCACCAAACATCTGAACTTTTTCACGGATGCTGCGGTGCTCAACGTCAAGCAAGCGATGGAAACTCCCTGCGAATCTCACTCTGATTATAAGCTCCGCGCCGAAACGATCAGCAAAGGAAAGGATGTGGCGGTTGGCAAAGATCCACAGGTGGCAATCGCTAATATCAATTCTGCCACAGCAAATGCTGCCGTTATCCCCGATTTCATCCGCGAGATGATCGAGACTCGATGAGACCTACCCGGCTGGACCGCAAAGTAGCATACGATAAAATCCACCGGGAAGCGGAAGCTGCAGGATGCCTGCGCGAGGCGATGCGAAAGCTATGCCAGACTGATCTCTTCTATCTGCTCACCCGTGGCCTGGGCAGGGTGGATATCGACCATGATTGGCTTTATGCTCGCTGTTGCGACGTGCAGGACGAGGCGGATGGGATGCTCGACCTGTGGGCCAGGGAGCATTATAAGAGCACGCTGATCACCTACGGCAAAACCATCCAAGACGTGCTCTGCGATCCAGAGATAACCTGCGGTATCTTTTCCCACACCAAACCTATTGCCAGGGCGTTCCTGCGGCAAATCAAGTTTGAATTGGAAACCAACGAGCGCCTGAAATACCTTTTTCCAGATATTCTTTGGGCCGACCCTCGCAAGGAATCACCCAACTGGTCCGAAGACAAGGGTATCACGGTCAGGAGAGCCACCAACCCCAAAGAGGCCACTATCGAGGCGCATGGCCTGGTTGATGGTCAACCGACATCGAAGCACTTTAGCCTGCTTATCTATGATGATGTGGTGACCAGGGAATCGGTAACCACCCCAGAGATGATCAAAAAGACCACCGAGGCGTGGCAACTCTCGCTGAACCTGGGGGCTCACGGTGGAAGGGTCAGATACATCGGCACGCGCTACCATTTCAATGACACCTGGGGAACGATCCTGGCCCAAGGGTCCGCAAGGGAGCGCAAACACCCGGCGACCGACAACGGCAAGGTGGATGGCAAGCCGGTTTTTCTCTCGCAGGAAGCCAACGACACGAAGCGCCGGGACATGGGCAGCTATGTCTATGCCTGCCAGATGCTGCAAGACCCCAAGGCGGACGAGGCGCAAGGGTTCAAGCGTGAGTGGCTGAAGTTCTGGCCGGCGGATGTAACCGAAGGGCTCAATATCTATATCGTCGTTGACCCGGCGAACGAGAAGCGCAAGACCAACGACTACACCTCCATGTGGGTGATCGGCCTGGGATACGATCAGAACTACTATGTGCTCGATATCGTCAGGGACCGACTCAACCTAACCGAGCGCACCAACATGCTGTTCATGCTCCATCAGCGCTACCGGCCAATCGATGTAGGCTATGAGCATTACGGTATCCAGGCTGATATTCAGCACATCGAATACGTGCAAGCACTCAAGAACTACCGATTCAACATCACGCCACTCGGTGGTTCAACACCGAAGAACGACCGTATCAGGCGACTCATCCCGCTTTTCGAGGAGGGTAGAATCTACCTGCCAAACGGCCTGGTAAAGCCCAACTACGAGGGTAGGGCGGAAGACCTGGTACAAGTGTTCATCAATGAGGAATACATACCGTTTCCGGTCATGTCTCACGATGACATGCTTGACGACCTGGCAAGGATTGTTGACCCGGCTTTCCACACAGACTTTCCAAAGGTGGAGATCGTGCCGGCTGCAAAGACATTGGCGCAGAATGATTGGTACACCGTCACCGCCACAGAATCACAGGTTTCATACAACATGGATAATTAATGGACTGGCAACTGATCACACTACTGGCAATGTTCCTCTTTGCGCTGCTCTACGTAGCCACGCTCTACCACCTGGCGCACGGCAGGGAGCGGAAGGCCGTTGAGCTAGGCGCACGCCTGGTGATGGAGGCACTTACCAGGGATGGCAGGCTACTTGCCGAAGCACCAACGCCTGTAGCCCTTGAGCCTGTCAATATCGGTGAGGAGGATTATGAGATGCGCCAGCCAGAACCGCCACGCGACAAGGACGGCGAGCCTATCCCCGACATCATCGTGGCCAGGAACGAGAAAGCCGCACAGCAGATAGGCGAGAAGATTATGGACGACCTTTTGAGGTACACCGATGGCACAACTCGTAAGTAAGTACGTGGTCGTCTGTCCGCATTGCGGCGGTGAGTTCCATGAGACGACTGGCTATTACGACCAGGAAACACCCACCAAAGGTCACATGCTCTGCGATCAACCCTACGTCGATGATGCCGGGTATCTTCTAGTCCGCAGGCAATCTGGCGTGGTGGAGAAGCAATACGGAGTCAAGCCAGTCGAGGTGCAGATCGAGGAGGCCATGGCCGAGTACGAGCCAGAACCCCCTGGCACACCACATCAAGTGACCGTTGATCACATGGCCAAATTATTGACTAAGCGCGCACCGAGCAGGCCAAGAAAATGACTATTGACGATTTGATCGAAATACTGTACAGATGCGCTAAGCTATTCATTAAAGCTATAGACACCAGGCGCAGAGAACTAGAATCACGCGATTAAAGTAACATCCCTCCGTATCCGCGCAAGCGAACCAGGCTCGGCCCCGATACAGAGGAAGTCCACCGCGCAACCAAGCCCCGTGGAGCGATAACACTATCGTTTCATGGGGCTTTTTTTATGCCAGAGTTCGATTTCGATATCACCAAACCGCCACCGCAAGGCCACGACGATGTGGGTAAGTGGGCATGGACGGTCTATGAACTGTCCAGGCAATGGCGAGATGAAGAACTGTCGATGCCGGATATCTGGAAAGCCAACTACACCATGTTCCGAGGCAACCATTGGGGCGTGCGGAAGGGTGCCAATAATATCACCGCCAATCTTTTCTTCAGCAACGTCGTTCGTACCGTCGCCAATATCACCGCCCGTAACCCGGTGGCCGAGGTGGTTGACCTTGACGGCACTGGCAACGACCTGGCCAAAGTAGCTACCGCTAGAATCAAGAAGTGGTGGCTCGACTCAGGTCAGCCGGCCAAGATCCGCGCCACCACGCTCAACTCCGAGATATACGGCATCACCTGGGAAAAATCGGTCTGGAACAAGCGGGACATGCAACCGGAAACGGTGGTGTGCGACCCCTTCGCTATCTTCCCTTACCCCGGCTATTGGGAGCACATCTCTACCGACTGCCCTGCAATCTGCCACGCCACCGCCCTCGATCCAAGCGTTGTGGAGTCCCGGTATGATGTTGAGGGCGTGGAGATCAGCGAGACCTATGCCTTGCTTGGTGGCGAGCGCGAAGAGGTGATCGGCACCAGCAGTTACGGGATAAACAGCAACGCTTCGCCATTGGGGTCCGGGTACGGCGTTAAGAAGGTGGCCACTAGATCAGCCGGCCCGAAGGGTGACAATGCCCTGGTGGTTGAAGTTTGGTTTCGTGATGGCTCAACCGACAAGGCCGGTAATCGGATTTGCCCGGATGGTGTGCGCTGCGTGACCATCTGCAACGATGGTGGGTTGGTGCTCTCTGATGAACGCAACCCTGGCCTGAACTACGAGTTGCCGGAAGATGCGCTGATCAACTGTTATCTCTGGGGCCGGTTGCCGTTCTACAAGAACAACAGCTACCAGGATTCCACCAGCATCTTTGGGTTTAGCGCTGCCGAGCAGACCGCGCACCTTAACCTCAAAATCGATGAGTTGTTGAGCCGTTTGGTCAACTACGCCATGCGAGCGATGACAGGCATCCTGATTATCCCCCCAAAATCAGGGATTACCAAGGCACACCTCAACAACAAGCCCAACCTGGTGCTGTTCCCACAGACCATGGAAGCCGCAGCCGGCATCCGGTTTGTGCCGCTTCCCAACCCGCCGACGATCATTGAAAAGGTGTTGGACACTCTCACCGAGATGCATGACCGCATCCATGCGGTTCAGGATGTGGACCGTGGCGAGACTCCGCGCAATATCACCGCTGCGAGTGCCATTGTCGCCCTGCAGGAACGTAATGCGGTGCTCATCCAGCACAAGATCGACGGCATTGACTATCTGGTTCAAGAGCGCGGCAACTACGCCGTGGCGCAATGGCAAATGCACGGCCACACCCTGGAAACTGTAGCTGCAGACGATGAAACCTATGAGTTCTCCGGGGTGTCTCTTGCTGGCCATCGCTTCAACTACACCGTTGAGAGCGGATCGACCATGCCGAAAACCAGCCTGCAGATCCAGGAGCAGAGTCAGGCACTCTTCCAGGTCGGCGCGATTGACCAGCAGGCGCTGCTAGAGAACCTGAATTTCCCCAAATGGCGCGAGATACTGGAGCGCATGGGAGAGGATCAGCTAGGCGCGGCGATGCAGATACTTGTCCAGGCCGGGATGCCACAGGAGCAGGCGCAGTACATCATGCAACTGTTGCAGCAGACGCAGGGTGGTCCAGGCAATGGACCGCAGCGACCGCCTGCTCAACAGACACAAGTGCAACCGGGCATCCCGACAGCTTATCAAGGAGAGGTGGCCAATGCCCCTGTATGAACACTACTGCACCGAGTGCGACACGGTGATTGAACACACCTGTAAAATAGCAGATCGCAAGCAATTTGTGCCGTGCACCAAGTGCGGTGGGAACGCGGAGCGCATTGTAAGCGCGGCAATCCAGCGCAATGAGCCGACCTGGTTGGATGACGCCAAGATGGGGCTACACTCGCAGGACCGGCACCAGATAACGGACCGCAACTCCCTCAACAGGTACATGCAACGCGAGGGAATTGCCCAGGTAGGATAGATTTTACCCAACCGGATAGCCTGATCAGCGAAAAGGTGTTGTCCGTCACCCCTCCGGTTGGTCGTTTTTACGGACACATTCAGCTTCACGGACAGGCTGCAACAAAGACGGACAAGCCATCGTCGCCCCGTCTGTATGGGACAAGCCACGACGCCCCCAAGGAGTATGCAGCATGGAAACAGAGACAATCCCATACGGAGCAATGCCCCCTGAACCTCCAACGTACGAGGAGGCTGAGGACAAGGAAGCGTCCGCACCGGAAACGACTCAAGAAAGCCAGCCCGAAAAGCAACCGATGGACTACGAAAAGTCCTATCAGGAACTGCACAAGAAATTCGGGGAGCACAGCAATGTAGTTGGCGAGCTTCGCAAGCAAAACCAGCAGTTGATGCAGGAGATGCAGGCAATCAAGGAGTCCTCGTCTAAGCGCGAGGAGGCTGCACGCAATCTACCGCCGCCGACCGACTACGAAAAGATGCTGGCTGAGATAGCGCAAAAGGCTGACGAGGGCGAGATCACCCTGCAGCAGGCGTTACTTGAGTCGAACAAGATCACCAGAGAGTGGTCAAAGGCTGAAGCTGAACGAGATAAACAGAGTCTCCTGGAGCAGGCCCGTGGAGAAGTGCAAAACCTGTTGTCGGCAAAGGATGCCGAGCAGGTTGTCAACAAGTTTCATGAGGCCAACCCTGATTTCAACCAGTTACGCGAGCAGGGAGCTTTCGATGCATTGAAGGCGGAAGATCCACTGTTGGATGATCTGTCCGCATACTGGAAGACCAAGGCTCTTGAGGCTCAAAAAGCCGCCGACCTCCGCTTTGAGGAGGGCAAGAAGGAAGCTCTGCGCGTGGCGGCAGGCAGTGAGAAGGCTGGGAAAGTGTTGAGCGATCCCGGCAAGTCGATGCAAAACACCCAAAAACCAAAGGGTCCGCTGCGCGAGGCTGACATCAAGGCTTCGATGCTGGCGACCCTCAAGCAATAGTGAGGTATCACAATGGCTCTCGATTTAACCCAATTGAACGCAGTAACGCAGGATTATTTTAAAAAGCAGACCACCGACATCTATTTCACCGAGAATATCCTTCTGTATCGGCTCATGGGCAACGGGCAGATGGAGTTAAACATGGTCAAAGGCAACGAGATCGTGGATGGCGGCAAGAAAATCCGTGAGTTCCTGGAGTACGGGCGCTCCAACGTCGGCACCTACGGCAACACCAGCTCCATCCCGACCAGCAAGGTTGATATCATCAATGCTGCCCGGTTCGACTGGTCTGGTTATGTAGGCTCCAACACCATCGATCTCGACGAGCAGATCCAGAACAGCGGTGCCGAGGCAATGATTGACCTGGCGTATTCCAAGCTGCAGAACATCCAGAAGTCCATCCGTGATTTCATGGGTGCTGGCATCTATGTAGCGCGGGCTTCTTCTGCCAACAGCTACGGTTTTGATGGACTGCCCGACCTGTTCAGCACCGTTACCAGCACTGCCTATGGCTCGATCAAGGAAGCGGATATGGCGGCATGGAAGGCTAATGTTGACGCCACCAGTGAGGCGATCAGCTACAAGGTTATGCAGAAACTGTTTCGGCTCGCATCTATCGGGCAGAGCAAGGACGCCAAGCCCAACCTGGTCATCACCACTCAGTTGCTCAAGGACGGCTACACCAGGACCCTGCAGACACAGCAGCGATTCCAGGATAGCAAGCTGGCCGAGGCAGGCTTCCAGAACATCCTGCACGATGGCGTGCCGATGGTCTACGACGATAATCAGGCCACAGGCTACATTGATTGTCTGAACACCAAGTTCCTGAAGATCAAGACCCACAAGGACTACAACTTCACCGTACCCAAGTGGGAAGCCGATCACCGTGAGCCTGACACCCTGACCGCCAACGTCCGTTGGATCGGCGCGTTGGTGTGCAGCAACCGGAAGGCGCATTGTCGTGGCACCGGCAAGACCGAGCCAACCTGATAGTGTTTCCATTGGAAAGTAAACAGGGCGGGATTTCCCGCCCTTCTACAAATTTTAGTTGAGAGGATTATATCATGTTTCCTACCACCAAGATTGATTTCAGTCTGCTAGGTGCAACTGGCGGGGCCGCGACGTTTTACATCCCTGTTCCGGTTCGCTGTACCATTAAAACCGCACAAGCTGCCGCTTCCGTTGACCCTGGCGACGCTGAGACCATTGAGTTTTATGATGGCAGCAACAAGGTCGGCACCCTGACCTATGGCTCCGATATTGCTGCCGGCGCGACCGGCACTTATGCCGCCGATGGCACCTATGGTCAAACCATCTTCGATGCCGGAGATGTGGTCAAAGTGGTCATTTCGCAGTTGACCGCTGCGGCTACCTTCTGCGGGTATATCGAATTTGACGAGTACGCACGCACTGTTCAGTGATAATTCCAACCTCCCCCGGTGCGAGCCGGGGGTAGGGTAATCCTATGAGAGCAGACGCAATAGTTGAAGCGGTAGCCCGGAAGACACTTAGTCCGGATCACGATGACACGGTAATTCTGGAGATTATCAATCGCGGTCTGGTTGAGATTGCCGGCGGCGGGGATCGGGAGCACGGCGCGGCACTGGTTGCACCTCTGCCGGGGCTGTTGACCGCAGATGACGTGACACTGGAAGCCGGGGATATCTCAGTGGCGATGCCTGAAGACTTCCAGCGTGGGCTGGTAAGGGTATCTGTCGGCGGCGAACCGCTCAAGCGTATGGAGTCTATCCATGCGCTGCTGAAAAGGTACGATGGTGAGGCCGGCATCCCTGAAGGATATGTGATCAAGGGCAACACCTTGTGGCTCATGCCTGCACCTTCCGCCAACACCGACGTTGATCTGTATTACCACAGGCTTCCAGCGGCATTGTCGGCAACTGGCACCCCGGAAGGGATACCGGAGCATCTGCAGTATAAGCTCCTGTTCAACTACGCCTGCCGGGAAATCTTCAGCGACATCGAGCAGGGTCTCGAAGGAAAAAGCCCAGACACGCTCAAATACGACGCCCTGTACAACCGGGCATTGACCGACCTGGAACGGTTTATCGGGCCAGAGGACGGAGAACCAACCAACGTCGGTGACGAAAACACTGACGATTACATCCTGTAAGGAGATCACGAATCATGCCTATTGATAATAAACTCGTTTCCATCGGCGGATTGGCGACTATCGGCCTTGACACCGATACTACGCTGGCTGGCAACTCAGATTTTGCCACCGCTACGCAGAAGGCAATCAAGGCGTATGTGGATGCGCAGGGCGGTGCGCTTAACACCCGCATTGACAACACTGTTTACACGCCATCCACCATGCTTGCGAGTGGCGCATTGCCCAATGCGACGTATGTCACGCTAAACAGTGCCACCCCGGCAATTGCGGCAACCTTAACCGCCCCCACAGCCGGAAGGTTGTTAGTGGTCAGCCAGATCGACGGCGGGACTGTTGGTCACACTCTTAAACTAGGGGCGGGCTGCACCTTTGACGGCACCAACAACACCGCCACCTTCAACGCTGCCGGTGAGACTCTGGTGTTGTTTGGGCTGACAGCCACCAGGTTTGCCATCGTCGTTAATGTTGGCTCGGTTGGGTTAAGCAACACCTGATGAAAGCCATCACGCTCTATAGCGGGTCTGCCGGCCTTAACACGTCGGTAGACCCGTATAGGATCAAGAGTGGAGAGCCTGGTGCGGTTGAGTTTGCCCAGGCTGTCAACATCTCGATTGACGACACTGGTCTAGTGACCTTGCGCAACGGTAGCACCAGGCTGCGGGCAGGGTCGTATCATTCTCTGTTCTGCGATGGTGGTGATTGTTTTGTTGTGCAGGATCGTGAGAATGACGCGGCAATCATGAGGGTAAACGCCGACCTGTCCTTGACTGATGTACGGAGCAGTCTCACCAAAAACCGCAGGATGGCGTGGTGCCAGGTCAACAAGGATACCCTCTACAGCAACGGGGTGCAGAACGGGTAT